CTAGTCTTAGGGAGACTATCACGTAACGGACCTCGACGGTTCTAGTGAAAACATAACAGAAAGTGTAGGAAGTTCACCCCAAACGGAATTATGGCCAATTGCTAGCCACTGTTCACTACACTCCGGGGCCCCTCCGGGACCCCCTAAATCTGTTGTCTTGTGATACTCGTAGACAACACGAAAGAGCATATACTCACCAAACACTGCTACTCGTATCAGAACTCCACTGTAATGTGGCGTTTCAGTCCTAGAGATGGTAGTTAAAGTGTAAGTAATATATAAGATGTCGAGTGCATGATATCTTCATAGTAGGGTTTCAACAGTCGTTGCTATTTGGGCCGCATCTCTCTGGTGCGCGTACCTCCAGCTAACCTGGGAAATCCTCTATTCTTCGAAAATCATACATGATCTCAACACCCTGTTGAGTTTTAAAATGCTCGTGACGTGTATATACCGAGCATACACAACGGATGTGAATAGCCGAAGGTATTTTCATACCTAAAGCTGCGTAATCTGGATCTGTCCCTGGTTGTAGGCAGTGCCTGAGGCATAAGTCGCAACAGCCAGGACGTACAGAGATGTACCCCAAACGGTAGTATTGTAGAGGAAGTTCTGCATACTTGTAATCCATGCAGAGTGTCCGAAGGTCGTATTTGCTTCCGACGCTAACTCAGAGCCAAATTCCGATGACGAAATTATGGTTCCTCCAGTCCCGTTTGTTGTTGAAAGGTACAACTGACCTGCCGATATACCCGCCGCACTATCCCAAGTGGTGTTGGCAACTTCTATCAGATACGACCCTGGATTAAGTGTAATCAATCCAGTCGTTCCAACAGTGGCACCGATGCCATTTGCCAACACTATCGGGTTGGTGGTGGATGCGAACAGAACATTTGCAACCGTGGTGTTCCCTGCCGTTTCACCTGACAGGGAACTTGTGAGAGCCAGAAAAGATCCGGCTGTACCTGACTGCGGTAGACCTGATTCAAGAACAGGTACGCTGACCAGGCAACGATATCGAACTCGTAGCTCACCTACGACAGAAGTGTTCGTATTCCCATAGGTGGAAACAAACAAACTACCTGAGTCGTAAGTCTTGATATCTGTATTCGGAGGTTGCGCGCCAGGGCGAACATACTTGGAATCTTGTGAACGCATCTGCGCACAATTAACAGAGAGCACGATAGATTCAGCGCATGGCATCGCATCAACATGAGGGTCAGTATCCAAGACCTGCTGCTTTGTTGAAGGTGGACCATCAGAAGCATCGAAATCAACGGAGAGCATGACTTTACCAGCCTGCCCATTTGTCGCAAATTCCGACACCTCGCGCCGGTAGTAAAACTCCAGAAACTGGAACTCATATTTTTCATAGAGTGAAGCAATCTTACTTCCCCAAGGGAATGTAGACGCTTGTCCAGGGTTGATCGCATACTGTGTTGTTGCGAAACCAACAGATCCGGAGATGTCAGCGATATACTCATCCTCTTCAATCATATGCGATTTGACACGCGATGATGATCGGTTTGATGAACTCAACGACAACCTACCCATACCTCCAGGACGATTATCGAGGTCCTGGCCACGGAACGACGGAGTCGTTCTACCACGGGACGTCGCACCTCGCGAACGTCTCCCAGATTTTTGCGCTTTAACCTGCACATTCGGCTGTCTCTTTTGCGTCTGAGACCGACGGGAAGCGATGGTGCTTGCCTTCCCCCTTTGAGAATTCATGGGGTCCCGCTCTCATGTGTGGATTAAGAAGCCACACCGGCGACTATGCTCATATCACAAATGATATTGAATGCTCTTACTGTTTCGTGCTCAACGATAATTTCGGTAATCGAAGCTACATGTCAACATGGCATCTCACTGTATAACTCGCAGATGGATTGATTAGCTGGCGCCGCCAGGATCTCCATGTGTCTGTTTTAAATACAGTCGCACCTCAGTTTTCTAACCTGAGGGTTCATCCTTCCGTTGTAGTCTGTAGACCATCCGTATGGCAATGAAGCTCATACTTGGCTCGCTCCTTAACGCGAATTTGGAAGATAACTGTGATAGACCCATCTCGCTACACTCTTTGTGTGCAGCAACTTCGACTTGCATCTTTCCCATCACACTGAAGTAAGTTAAACTTTACATTCCAGAGCTCTACAAAGCTCCTTCAGTGCTACGTGTGGATTAAGTATGATAGAGGATCATACAACCACATCATGGCTGCAAATGTCACGGCTCGTACACCTCGTACAATAACCGTTGAGAGTAATGAATTCTCCAGGGAGACCTAGCAATCTAGCCCCAACGCCTGCAGTGGTTCAATGAGCCACGCTTGAAATTCTCTCTCTTCTCTCTCTTCCTTGGTTTCCAAGTACTTGAGACCAACTCGATTGGATCGCCTCTTATAGCAGACGATCTCCTCGTACAAATGAGGATTATCGATATCGAGCAATGGGTATACGTATAATTGTCCGAAGCGGACCTCACAAAGCTTGCCTTCTGAAGACAATCGCTTTTGGGTCATTTTCATTGACGCTTCTGTCTGACACTTCACCGCCTTGGAAAAGCGATGGAAGTCAAGACCTTTGAACATATACTTCAACTGCTCTCGATCAATCAGAGTTGTCGTAGGTAGACTCCAGTTCGGTGGATGAACCTCTGTAGGCATCACTTCCGCATCTGGTCCCATAGGGCACCCCCGCAATTGAGGCTTAAGGACAGTGCGCTTTCGCAAATCTGTCGTCCCATTGGTGAGATCTGGATCTACTTCCAGTCCGATTGGCTTGAAAGGAGGCTTCAAAAGATCCTCCTGATACCACTTCCCTCGCAGACCGTACGCTAGCGCTAATTGCCGCTTCGTAACTCCAAATTCCTCATCACACTTCGGTGTCGTGTTAACAAAACGACATCCGTCTGGTAGCTTCATACCAAGACCCCCCATAGTGGCAGGGAAGTACCAGTTAAGCACCGTACCATCGTACAGGCGAGAACACTCCTTTAGTTTCTCCTGGTTATAGAATTTGAATCTTTTGTCTGCGTGGACCTTATCAAAGGCTCCGTGAAGAACTTTCTCATGAAGGTAGTGCACTGGTTTTCGACTACCATCTTGAACCCGAGCTACTTTACTTTGACCAAGTAGCATACCGACATTATAAAAGGGAGCATACTGACAACGACGATTCTTCAAAAAGAATAGCGCGCTGTTCACGGTACCGTATTTCCAATGGAAGAAATTCTTCCCTGGACTAGGTGTGAGCCCCGTCTCATGTAACTGATCCAACCAGTTTTGATACTGCTTTGGATAGCACTTGAACATAATGTCATCTCCGTTCACCAGAACGTTGAGATCTCTGAAGTCTGCCACATTTGGCTCGACAGTCAACCAGTAGTGAACAAGGTTGATAATACAGAGGATTGGGAATGAGAGCACGGAACCCATCAACTGTCCGTTCATCTGCTTCACTGGCTCGACAAACGATTTGGGATCATATTCGATGTAATGCTCATATAACACCATCCGCAGAACCTTCCTCAGTTTGAGTTGGTCTTCTGCATTGAGTGTACTGATGGCCGGCGTTCTGAACGCCTTCAACAGCATCTCCTCAAAGACGAGCTTGGTCAGCTCAATCTTGATGTTATCGGTGGCCGCGGAGAAGTCGCCACTGGCGATCTGTCTTCCCCACCTTGAACCACGACCCTGACGCTTCAAAAAGGTCTCCACAACTGATTCAGTAAGTGGAGCCCCTATGAGCTGAAAGGGAGCATACCTGCGTAGCGATGAGTGCATCGCCTTTTGAAACGCAGAGGCGACCGCATAGCAATGTGCGTCACCTGCCGTGATGTTACGAATCTTCAAGGGTTCACATATGGAATGAACCTTGGCAAGACAGTGCTCTGCCTGCATATCTACGGGAGCATCAGCACCGCTGGCACTTTGAACTAAGTACCAGAAGGTTGGGGATTGGAACCCCCTTCGCTCGTTTACACCGTAGTACGGACAGAAGTCCATCTTCAGTAACTCGTCACGACCATCACATTCTCCCGTCCACAGAGCCTGCTCCAAGAGCTGAGCCTTCGCACCACCTGCGCCACAAGAATAGTGGTTAGTCGCGTTGGTCGAAAATTCGTGGACAGTTGTAAGGTCTTCGAAATCCATTTTGCGTACAATTTGACGCATTCTCGGCACAAATTGCCTGAGATAGGACTCGGAGGTTGGCTTCCCGATGTGTTCCATAGCTTTCCGGTGCTTCACCAGGGAGGCATGAACAAATGCATCAGGGACAATAGCCGCACAGCGCTTGAGCTGTGCAAAGGACCAGAAGAGTTTCTGGTTGTCAGGTCTGAGACCCGACACAATACGGTTTTGTAACAACCGCCGTATTGACCCTTGGAAGAGGAGAGGAGCGCCACCACACCATGTGGAAGGCACAGACGGTAAAACTGCCTGTTGGAGACTCCTAGCGTGTTCCCACGTTCCTGAGTATTTCACTAAGTCAATATACGCATCGTAGGATTGACACTCAATTAACGTGTTAAAAACACTGCATATGGTTTCTACACTATGACAATCAAAGAGACACTTGCCTCGGCTTGATTCATAGTTGGATAGAATTTCGATCGAACCAATCGAAACCTGCAAAGCACTGCAGAACCACTCCTTATTCACCGACGGACCACTCACCATGAGTTGGCCGTCCTTTGCGCGACAAACGAGTCCGATACACGAAACCTCATAAATGAATTTGAGATCCCGTGTGTCATCAGAGCCAAGTTTACCTAGTGGTACCTCCTTCGGGAGAACTATCGGGTTCTTGGTTTTCTGACTCCGTTTGCCGGCCGCAGCTACTTGCTGCGTCCGCGCTTTCGACAACAGATGAAAAGCCCGCAAGATCTTCTTAGATACTTGCGAGCCAAGGTCGGTTACGACCTTTCTTGTTGGATTTTTATCCCGGTGACACCCTTGTGGTGCATCGGCGGCAAAA